GTCGCGGTGATGACGAAGCGGTTCTGCTGGCGTGGCCGCGGCTCGGGGATCGACTGGTCGTCGGCGATGCCGCGCACGAAGTCCTGTGGCTGCTGCGCTTCCCAGCGCTTCTTGTCGACCACCAGCCCGCCGGTCTGCCCGCCAGGGATCTTGCGCGACTGCGAGTGCTTCAGGCGGAAGCCGGACAGGTCGTCGATGACGTTCCAGTCCCCCGGTTTGTACCATGTGCCATAGGGCATCAGAGCGGTCCTCCGCGACCGAGCAGCAGCCACACCAGCAGCACGATGAGGATGATCCCGACGATCCCGATGCCGCCATAGTGGTAACCGCCCCAGCCGTAGCGCGGGCCGTAGTACGCACCACCACCGCCGAACAGGAGGACGATCACTAGGATCAGCACGATCAGTCCCAGTAGTGACATCGGCTCACCTCGTCGGGATGTTCTTCGCGCACTTCAGGATGATGGTGTAGCCGCTATTGGCGAGGGCTCCGGCCGTGGTGAAGTCGATCGAGCCAGTGATGCCGGCCGGACCGACCGGCGGCGTGATGCCGGCGAAGCCGCCGCGATTGGCATCGAGGAACTGCCAGTTGTCCGACTGGTTCAGCACGAAGATGTCGAGATTGGCGGTGGCGTGCCACTGCACGCGCAGCGTCATCCCAACGACAGAGAACCACACCGAGAGCACCGACAGGTGGATGCCGGGGTAGAGCGTGTTGCCCTGGAACACGATGCCGAACGGGCCGGTCGAGGTGGCATCGAGCTTTGTCACACCAGCCTCGCCCGTGGCGTCGGACAGGCTGGTGTATTTGGCCACGATGAAGCGTGGCCCGTTCTCCAGTATCTGGCTGGATACAACGTCGGCCATCGATGTCTCCTCAGAACTCTGTGACGCCGAAGAGACCCTGGTTGATGCCATACGTCGGGTTGACCATCTGCGGCAGCCACGGACGCATGAACAAGGTCAGCCGCTTGGCGCCATCCGAGGCGCTGGCCGGTATCCAGGTGCCGCAAACATCGCCTGTCGCGGCGGTCGCCGGGATCGTCGTCACGCCGGCTGTGAATGTGCCGGTGCCATACATGATCAGGTTGTTCCAGTAGCCGGAGAGCTGGCTTTGCTGCGCGGCGTAGAACGGCAACCCGAACGCGTCCGACGTGCCGATCGAGACGTTGGAGCCGGACAGCGTGCCGGCACACACCGCGCTCAGCAGCGCCTTGAATGCCTTGGTCGTGGTCACCGCTACCGCGTTGCCCATCGTCAACGTCTGGCGGGTCAGGTAGCCGTACTGGTCGATGCCGGTCAGCGTGATCGTCGCAGTGCTGTCGTTACCGACGCTGGTGATGGTGAGGCAGCGCTCCAGGATGGTGGCCGGGTCGTAGGCCCAGGCCTGCTGCTTGCCGAAACCGAACTTATGATAGACCGGCACCGCCTGCACGAAGCGCGCCGTAGTCGGCACCAACTGACCACCAGGGAACATATACATGGCCGCGGTTGGCACGATCACCCCGGCGCCCGAGGAGGCGACCAGGGTCATCGGCGTGCCGGCGACAGGCACCTGAGCAGCGGCGAAAGCAGCGGCAGCCAACGTGGCCGGCACCACATCGATCACTGGATACTGCCCGGGATTGGCCCAACCGATCACCTGCGGGGCCGCGGCCGACGACCCGGCGTTCCATAGCCAGCGACTGTCCTGGATGCCATTGCCGGCCGCATCGAACGACATGGCGACCGTCGGTGGCTGGCTCGCTCCGGTACGCGATCCTGGCGGGTTGCGCCCCATGACGCGGTGGGCGGGAGCGTAGAGTGCTGTGCGGGCCATCGGTGTTCCTTTCAGCGCACTGAGTGCGGGGCAGAAGGATGGTGGAAGATCAAGCCGTCGTGCTGTCCGTCAGCATCCCATAGCTCGCGAGTATGGTTGACAGCGCCTTGCCGGCGGCAATGCCGCCCCACGAGCCGGTCAATGTGGGTTTAGTCGTCGGCGGGGTTGAATTGAATTGACCTAAGCCGCCGGTCAAAAACGAGTTGTTTAGACCGAACCCAGCAAACGCGGCCCCCTGATCGCCAGCGCTTCCGGTTGTCGGGTCTGCTGAGCCGATAATGATTTGCTGCGCGGGGAGGGATGGTGCATATCGCCAGATGGTTACTCCGCCTGATAATTGACTATCCCATATGGTGAACGACGCGGCGCCGGTTGCGTTTCGTGCGTCTACAATCATCCGCGCTTTGCCGGTGCCTATGCCTCGCGCAACGATCGTGCTTGGCTGATTAGTTCCATTCGCGACAACAATCTGCCCCATAATAACACGCAATGCTGCATCGGCGGGACTGCCTGCCCCAAGCCGTAAGGTATCGAACCCTGCTATCTGATTGAATATACCAGCTGGGGGAAAGCCCGACCCGCTGGCGAGGGCAGTGACGAAAAGCCCTTCGGCCTGGGCTTGGCTATTGATGGTCAGTCCGTGTAACGAGTTACCGCCGGCATTGATGGTTGCGGCATCCCCGCCAGTGGTCGGACTGATCGTTAGCCCGCCAGAAAGCGTGCCGCCAGAAAGCGGCAAGTACTGCGCAGCTGGTATCAGGGGCTGCATAGCGCTTGGTATCAGCGCCCGCGCGTCGGCTTGCGTCATCCCAAACTCGGAGATCAACGTCGAGATACAGCGGCTCTCCAGGTCGGCCTGCGTCGGCGCCATGATGAGCTGCACCTGCGTCCGTGATGCAATGTTTGGCCCGGTCGGGTTGGTCGCCATGTTGATGGTGGCACCGAGGAACCCGCCGGACATACCGAACGTCAGGATCTCCGGCGTCACGGCCAGCGGGGTGACTTCATCGAGTGTCGCGACCGGCGGACCGGCCTCGGTCTCCGGCTCGTAAGTCTCAGGTTCGTCGCTCATCGCAGCGCTCCGTCATCGGCTTGTAGGTCCGGATATCAATCGTCATCGCAATGCGGTCATCCTTCGAGCGGTTCTCCACGCTGTGCGGCGCTTGGTTGTCGAACCACCAGATCGTGCCGGGCTCCATGTAGATACGTTCGTCACCTGCCAGGAACACGACACCGGGCTGGGCTCGCAGCGTCAGCTGGTAGCGCTCGTAGTAGACCGCCGGGATCTCGCGGTCGGGGTAGTCCCGCTCGCTGGCAGCGTCGCGGTCGCTGTGGAGCGGGATCACCCCCTCGGGCGGCAGGCGAGACACGAACACCCGCCCGAGATGCACACCCTGCACCCTCGCCATCAGACCGAAGATGATGGGCATGGCATGCGGCAATGACGCGAAGGCCGGATAGTTCACGCAGGCGATGTTGCTGAGCACCGCCTCGCGTGGGTCGTCGTTCGTCGGATCGAACCGGTTATAGCGCAGCAGGATGTCGTCCGTGCTGGCGTGGTTGCCGTACTTCGAGCGGATCGGCACGGCATTCCACAGTCCCGGCTGCGTGGTGATCTGGTGCAGCAGAGGATCTACGTCTATTCCGGCAGCGATCCGCTCGAAGTAACGCACTCAGACACCCTGGTTGGCGTAGATGCCACGCCAGTCCGCCCAGTAGCCGGAATAGCGCTCGTAGCACGCAGCCTTGGCATTCTTGGTGTCAAAGTCATTGTCTTGGTCGAACGAAATCCCGTCTCTCTCGAAGTACGTCAAACCGTTCGGGATGTTCGTGCGGATGAAGTACGCGGTCGCCGACGTGAAGTAGTGGTTCACCTTGATCCCCTTGGGGAAGGTGCCCACCGCGCGCAGCACGTTGATCGCGTTGTTCGCCGTGTCGTTCTGCAGCACCGAGTTGTAGATGCGGTTCGCCTCGAACCACAGCTGCGGCGGCACATGCAGCGACATCGGCAGTGCGGAGATCCGCATGCCGCGGTTGTTCTGGCACTGCATCACCTGGATCACCAGATCCTCGATCGCGACCTCGGAGATATCCGCCGCGGTGCCGAGGTTGGACTGCGATCCCGACAACGTCGGATGCGACGCTGATACCATCGGCTGACCGTCGGCGCCGAGTGAGGTGGCCGAGAAGGCGAGGTTGTAGATGCCCGCCAGCACGTTCTCCTTGGTCTGCCGCATGGAGAACGCCAGCTGCGACGCACGCCGCTTCGACACGACCTCGTAGAGATCGTCGCGCAGCTCTTCGTAGGTCACGATGTAGCCGAGCGCGTAGGCGACGTGGGTGAAGCGGCTGACCGGCCCCTGCACCTCGATGTCGTAGAAGATCTGCTGGCCTTGCGGCTTGACCGGCGCAAGACCGAAGCCGGTGATCTCCACCTCCTCTTCGTACGCCTTGTCCGATGTCTGCTTGTCGAGCAGATCGAGGTACTCGACCGGATGTTCGTTGTAGGACCGGCCCCAGAAGGCCTTGACCCCAGGCCACAGCGCCTTGGGATGCGTGCCAGTGGTGATGACTGCCATTGTCGCTCTCCCTCAGATGCCGGTGGCGTTTTGGTACGGGTGGATGGCTTGGTTGAGCTTCACCAGCCATCGGGCGTACTGACCCACGGCATTGTCGGCAGGCTGTTGCAGCAGCTGGATGATGCGCAGCTGGTGCGCTGGCGTGGTTGCCAGCGAGCTGGTCTGCATCGTCCATCCGGACTGCGCCGAGTAGATGCTGCCGGTGCCTGACAGGAGATTGGCGTTGCGCCCCGAGGCACCGCTCACCATCGCCGCGCCTGCGGCGCCGTCCTCCTGGATGACATAGAGCAGGTCGGGATCATCCGAGACCACGACGTAGGCCGCTTGGCTCGCCGGCAGGTACACCGGCTGCGTCTGCTGCAGCGTGATCACCGCGCCGCCGGCATTGTTGGTGATGCCCTGGAAGGCGCCAAGCACCATGTTGCTGTCGCCGGCCGTGGCGATCTGCACCGTCTGGATGCCGTTGCCGTCGGAGCTGTTGGTGATGAGCACCACCGGATCGCCGATGTAGAGCGCGGTGGGGTTGGAGGCGGGGACATAGTAAGTGCGGGTTGCCCCGCTGTAGGGCGCGCCATTGCGCATTGCGTAGGGGCGCAACCCGAATGGGCTGTTCACATTGGGCATCGCATAGCCTCTGCGCCATGTCGCCTATGCGCTGCGGCTGACCGGCCAGGGCCAGCCCGCAGCACTTAGGCAAGCGGTTAAAGGGATGTCGTGCCGCGCGCGTGCGATGCCTAGCCGCGTGACGGCTGTGTTCCGGCTTCGGGCGTTGCTATCCCGTCGCCTTCGGAGGCCAGTGATCAGCGTCGAGAGTTTCCTGTCTCGATCTTGATGTCGCCCCGCGTTGACCCAGCGTAACGCAGGTTACCATCCGGACCTCCTGGTCTCGAATGATCGCCCTTGCCGATCTGGGTCAGAAGGCTATGGACCACCATTTCCTGGGCGGCCATGTCCTCTCGGAACCATTCTTCCGGCACCTCCATCAAAAATGCAA